AGAGTAGCTTTATAATTATAAGCTCCATATACGATAATGCCCGAACTTTGAGGAGATTCTATATCCACATTAAACTTTAAAGGATCAGTACTAAAGTCCCCTTCATAGGAGCTAACCAACATAGCACTTAGCTCACCCCCTGTATGTGACAAAGAGGATAAAGGGTAACCCCCTTGGAAATAACTGGAAGCGTCCCCAGACGCATACATAATCCTATTTTCAAACTGACCATATGATTGCGTTCCATCCCCGCTTACGATAGAGTATGCTGTGCTTGCGTCCTCTAACTTAGTATCTTTAGGATCAGGATAAGAGGGCAACCTATATGGTGGAGTATAAGAGGACGGTGTACAATTTGGATAAAAATCGCTACTAACATACAAAGGCCTTAATATTTTGTCTGTACCTATTTGATTAATATAAGAAGTAACATTAGCACTTACTAAAACATTTCCCGCCTCATCCCTTGTTTTATAAATATGATTGTAAGTATCATTCCCTGAGGGAAAGAAGTATGCGTTCTCCTGGAAAGAGGAAGCTGCTGGGCCGAAGGAGAGGGCTCCCCATCTCCAGTTTGAAGTATCCATGACTCTGGGGGAGATCCCCAGGACGCTAGAGGGGCACGTAAGCATGTCTACGATGGCTTCTCCAGCACCATCCACTACTAGATTGGGCTCTGAGGCTAGGAGCCTCTCAGAGCCATCTGCGGCCACAGCGAATACTTCTACTTTACCCTTCATTAATCTCCACTCCCGACACAAAGCCTCCCCATTTGGTCCCACCAAAATTGTAATCCGATTTTGGATACATAGCTATATTAGAACGATAATTTAATCTACTTCCTCCACGATCTTCCATGATACCTGATGTAACTACATTATTTCTGCTCGCGTTTCCTTTACTTAATCCTTTAAGGAATACAAACACAGCCTTTAAATCCAAGGGATCTAATCGTGCTTCCCCATATTTAGTCTGGATTACACTCTTATTATAGTTGGTAACATCCTTTATAGAAATACCTTCAAATACGACAAACTTCTCATCATTACCCCTAGTTACAAAAAACTCCAGCGTATACTTTTGAGTTATCCTATGAACTTTTCCAAATGTAGTCCTATACCTAGGACCTGCATATGAGTTTAGGTTATTTGTTGAAAATTTGAACGTCAAAGTATCTAGACTCCTAGAATTAATATTAGCAATAGATTGAGGATTGGCCCCCGTTATAGTATCAATCTTAGGTTCCCAACAGCGATAGTCATAAGAGTCCTTCGTAATAATCTTCTTATTACCTTCTCCTGTTCCTATAACGTTATCTAAGTTACCCGTAGCAAAAGCTTGCGACTGAGCATTGTTAACAGCCATGCCTATACCATCTGTCCCAGACAGAGATGAGACCTGCAACGCTTGCCATCCTCTGTCGTTTGAGACAAAGGACCACACTTCATCTAATTCTGGCTCAGTGTGAATCCAACACCCTAATCTCAAGCCGCCTATCTCAGGACTATTAATGTCTAAGTTATGGGCCTTTACTGTTATCTCATAGTCTCTATCAGGTTGTAAAAAGTTCCTAGCAGAATCGTTACTACCATATAGTAAGGACGTATTATCTATCTTAATTCTAAGTCTAGGTAATGAAGCTGTTTGTTTAGAACGATGATATTTAATAATCTGATTATTTATTAAATATTTAGCAAACGAGTATTTACTCTGATCCACCCTAGAAAGATTGAAGATCGAGAAGATAGGATGTTGTGTAAAGGACCAGGGAGTAGAAGTGTCCACAAACTCAATAGAGCTAACCAGATTTACGTTCCTATACTCTGGGTAAGTTAGAGGGAGATCTGCTGCATTGGAAGCAGCGCAGGTTCCCACATCTGAATACAACCCCTTCTCACCTGATACACTAAGAATTCCACTACCACCATAGTAAGAAATGTCCACCTCACCTGTGGGAGAACTAGCTGCGAGGTATCCACTGGTCTCTAACCCAGTACCATCAATATCAAAATCAGAGTTATAAATTAGAGGTCCGAAAGTATGGGAGAAGAAATTAGGACCCCCAAGTAAATTATAATTACTATTAGTTCCATGCCCTGAGAAAGTAGACATGTAATTATTGTATAACTCGTTAACCTTTCTACCCAAAGTAAAGTTCTCATAATAATTAAGAGATTCGTCCGCGCTCTCATTATTAATTAATTGGTTACCAATGGATTTGGCAACTTCTAATCCGTCTCCTAAAATTGATTTCTCAGCATACCAAGCACTGAAATTCATAGGATTAATTAAAGGGCTGCTACTGGGCCATGCGGTATTAATAGAACCATCATCTAAAAAATATCCTGAAATTAGGGAACTAGCTTGGAGATATTTTTCTTGGTCATGAACTTTATTCATGACCGCTATAATTTCTTGAAGTTGGCCTCTCCTCCCATACGTATTACAGGAAGATGTGCTAACCGATTGTTTAATTCTTGACGGGAACGTATTACTAACGGCATAACCAAATACACTGTCTGTAGATCCGAGATTCTTGCAAATATCCCAACACGCATGTAAGTTATTCCTGTCTATTAACTTTCCAATTCCAAAATGTCCTGAAGAATCATCTTGTCTTAGTGCAACTTCCTGAAACTGTAACGCGGACGGAATGAATCCTAAGGGCAAATATCCAATTCCCGACGAATAATTAAGAGTGGATAACTCTAAACTACCTGGATTATTTCTACCAAGACGGGTAAACATTTTGGTCTCTGGAAGTAGGTTATGAAAGTTTCTTCGTCTGAGAGAGTTTCTAGGTACCGAGGTGAACGTATTTCCTGATACCAGGACATCGTTTATATTATTTACTTGAGTACGCTTAAACCTGTTTTGAGAGATACCATTAGCCACTGCCAACGCATCCATATCTACGGCACAAACAGCGAACCCTGTAGTAACGGTAGAGGACCCCTCATAAAGATCATTAAAGTTAGGTCTAATTTCTCTGCAATCATTGTCTGCTAGTGCGGACACGGGATCGGAAGTATCTGATACCGATAAAAGGAGATGAGGTATGGAGTGAGCGGGGACTACTTGATCTACTACTTTAAGAACCTGTGATATACCATACTTAGAAGTAGAAGTTAACGCTTGTGTAGTCCAATCAAAGGAACTAGAATCAAAGGTCATTAGGAAGTGAGACGATTTACCGTTCCACATACTCAAAAGGCTAACAGGATCAGGAGTTCTTTCTTTGGTTACATCTCTAAGGATGGTTGCATAGTTAGCAGGATACTTCTTCTCTTTAGTGAAAAGCATAAAGTTGTTAATAACCTTATAAGTATCCAAACTCCTAGAAAGATTAGTTCTTATATACTCTGAAACTTCTGCTGCAAAACTCTTGTCTACTCCAAAACATCTAAGGTAATATTCAATGCGTTCTATCATTGAATCTGTTACCCCAGTATTAGCATAATACTGTCTCTTCTCATAAGGAGGAATTAGATTAACCTTATCTCTATAGTAAAATACAAAGTTAGGATCATGATGAAGCTCTAATTGTTGAGAATCAGAAGAGGGTTTATCCCCCGTCATGTAAATCCAGGAAAGAGGATCGTCAGAGGGTTTACCCTTAGGTGGTATTAAATGATAAGGACCTGTATAAATATCATTCGTTCCCGAGACTAGTAAGTTTATCGGAGGGAACGGGTTATTACCCAATACAAAGCTGTCTGGGAACTCCCTCACGAGATCAAATAATATCTTATCAACTACGTGTTTGATATTAGTTTCCATACTCTCTGTAGAGTATGCTGGGACTCCGAACTGACGCGCTAGTTGCGGGGTATACGTGTCAAATCCCGATAAAGCTGCTGAACTAGTAGCTAAGGAATAATACATCATATCAGGGATATAAGATTCCCAAAGCTCTGACAAGTTATCCCCGCCCGTTACATTGAACACTCCTGTAGAGAACAAGGTATCCAGCAAATACTGAATTGATTGTTTAGTCCCCTTAGACTTGTAAATGGTTACAGCATTTCTAAGCTGAACCCTCCACTTATCAAAGTCTCCTCCGATAAATTTCCAGCCAATTAATTCCCCTAGTAATTCTAGGAACTCTTCGGGACATTTTCCAATATCATAAAGAACTCCAATCTCCGCTTGCTCCGTTAGTCTATCACTAATAGTGAAGGAAAGGGCTTCCAAGAATCTAGCGAGGGGACCAGCTTCCTGAGTAGATGTAATTAGAGTCCCATCTACTAAAGCAGTTGATGTGTTGAGGTAATTATCAAAAGCATCCTTAACAAAGGTATCTGGGCTATCCAGAAAATGAGGAGAATAAACTACAGTATTTAAAGTCTTTAATTTATCTAATGTTTGAGTTCCACTCGTATATATCCCAGAGGGGGTATGAGTCGCTGATACGTAATCTACGGGGATGATACGGTCTGTAACCTCTGTCCACCATCGTTGGTTTTTCCAAAGATACTCTTGGTAGATGTTTATAACATCTTCTAAAACTAAAGATCTCCCCGCCCACACAGTTTCAGTAAGCATTAACGGGATAGAAGTGGAT